AATATTATACGGATGGCCGCTTTAGGAATTTGAATTTGAATTTGAATTTCTTTTGGGAATTACGAGAATGCCATTTGGGGGGCACATATAAATTGCCCCCCCGTTCCCCCGATTGCAGAGAATTAGAGTGCCCCCCAATTCCAAAATGCCTAGAGCCGGACGTTTTTCTATTAAAGCCAAAAATTATTTTCTTACATATCCCCAGTGCTCACTCACAAAGGAAGAAGCACTTTCCCAATTACAAACCCTACAAACCCCAACAAATAAAAAATATATCAAAATTTGCAGAGAGCTTCACGAAGATGGGTCTCCTCATCTCCACGTGCTTATCCAGTTCGAAGGGAAATACAACTGCACGAATAACAGATTCTTCGACCTGGTGTCCCCAACCAGGTCAGCACATTTCCATCCGAACATTCAGGGAGCTAAATCAAGCTCAGACGTTAAGTCCTATCTGGAGAAGGACGGAGACACCCTCGACTGGGGCGAGTTTCAGATCGATGGAAGATCTGCAAGGGGAGGACAACAGACAGCCAATGACGCTTACGCCAAAGCACTTAACAGCGGAAGTAAGTCAGAGGCTCTTAATGTAATTAAAGAATTAGCCCCCAAAGATTATGTTTTACAATTTCATAATTTAAATTCTAATTTAGATAGGATTTTTGCACCTCCTTTAGAGGTTTTTGTTTGTCCTTTTCTTTCTTCTTCTTTTGATCAAGTTCCAGAAGAACTTGAAGAGTGGGTGTCCGAGAATGTAAGGGATGCCGCTGCGCGGCCTTGGAGGCCCAAAAGTATAGTCATCGAGGGAGAGAGCAGAACAGGAAAGACAATGTGGGCCAGGTCTTTAGGCCCACATAATTATTTGTGTGGGCACCTTGACTTGAGTCCAAAGGTGTACAGTAATGATGCATGGTACAACGTCATTGATGACGTAGACCCCCACTATCTAAAGCACTTTAAAGAATTCATGGGGGCCCAAAGAGATTGGCAAAGCAACACAAAGTACGGGAAGCCCATGCAAATTAAAGGTGGGATCCCAACAATCTTCCTCTGCAATCCAGGCCCAACATCATCGTATAAAGAGTACTTGGACGAGGAAAAGAATTCAGCATTAAAAGACTGGGCAGTAAAGAATGCAGAATTCATCACCCTCACGGAGCCACTGTACTCAGGTACCCATCAAAGTCAAGCACAGAATAGCCAAGAAGAGGCCAATTCGCAGACGTAGAGTTGATCTTCCCTGTGGATGCTCATACTTCATTAGCATCAACTGTCACAACCATGGATTCACGCACCGGGGAACCCATCACTGCAACTCAAGCAGAGAGTGGCGCGTATATCTGGACGGTCCCAAATCCCCTCTATTTCAAGATAACCAAGCACATCGAGAGACCATTCTTCCGGGAACACGACATAATAACAGTCCAAATACAGTTCAACCACAACCTGAGGAAAGCGTTGGGGATACACCAATGTTTTCCAATCTGCCAAATCTGGACTCGTTTACATCCTCGGACTGGGCATTTCTTAAGAGTATTTAAATACCAATGTATGAAGTATTTAGATAGATTAGGAGTTATTAGCATTAACAATGTAATTAGGGCAATCAATCATGTATTGTACAATGTATTCGAAGGCACAATTGATGCTCAATTTTCATATATAATAAAATTCAATATTTATTAATTCTGAACAGAATCATAGAAATAGATTCTGATCTTCAATGTTGCATACACTGGGTTACTGGCATGAGTACATGCCATATACAATAAAAGGGCATTCTCAGTATGATTTTCATACTTAGCAGCCTCCTGATGATTATACACAACATAGTTATTAATTTTCATGAACTTCCTAACTAACGCCTGCTCCTTAGAGGCATACTGGCCACCAGTCACAGTTGCAGTAAACTTCCTTAGCACCTGGTAACGATCTCTCATATCATTCTTCACAGTGGCAGTACTGGGCTCGTTATCATACATGTTAAAAACCTGACCAAAATCCATAGCAGTACCGAAGGGCCTTCTATCGCGGACCAGAAAGAACATTACAGTGTTGGTATGGTTCTTAGTCTTGATATTCTCATCCATCCAAATTTTGCCCAACACATAAACGGACTTCACACAGAATCTCTTACCCACACGATGGGTAAGCCCATTTCCACGAGTGACATCACTAACACACAACACTTTACCCACATGGGATACATCATGTCTCTGCTCATATGACTGGACCTTACACGGGCCTTCACAACCCTTGGGCACATCAGGGCTTCTGTACATTCTGTACATTCTGGGTTTCCGATACATGGGCCTCTGAATCCATGCTCGTCTTTTGTTTGTGACGAGGACAGTGGGGACAGCAGCACGACTGGTATAAGGGGTGTCGAAGTTCAGACGGCGGCGTACCTTGGAGGCGGGAGTAGAAATGACTATATCTGCTGGACGCTTGCTCATAATTTTTAGTGTTTAAGAGATGTATTAAATCACAAAATAAATCGTACCCAACCGTATCCGGAGAATACGTCTTCTGAACTTCCTGTACGTATTTTTTGGCTAGCATACACCGTAGACCATGAACAGTCTCAGGGAACTCGTTCAAAAGTGGGTCCCACATGTTTGAAATGAAACTTGGTCACCAAGATATAAATAGGGGACCACACACTAAATAGGCTCTGAGGGCGCGTTCTGAGTGGGGGACATATTTTAGTGGGGGGGCCCACTTTTAAAAAAATCGCGGCCATCCGGT